CCGTGATCGGGCTGACCGCCCCTGCCTCCATTGTGCTGGCAGGCTTCAACGACGACTACACCCCAGGCGTCACCATGCCGGACGGCACGGCCTCGGCCAACAGCAAGCTGATGTACATCGGCGGCGGACGCAGCAACAACGACGCCAACGGCACGGCCAACCCGTACACCGCAGGCTTCGGCATCGGTGCTGCGGGCCAGGGCGGCAGCCGCGATGCCGGCGCAGGACCGGCCTATACGGGCTTCGTGATGAAGATGGTCACGGCAGCGGCCGGGGTCGCCACTGGTGGCGTGGTCGAGACTGGCTACAGCAACCGCTCGGGCGTTGCCCTGGTCACGGGTCAGTCGGTGTTCGGCTCCTTCGGAACCGCCAGCGCCGCACCGAGCTAAGGCAAGCACGCCATGCTGATCGCAGGCGTGCTGAAGTTCGACCCGCAGGGCCGGATCATCCTGTCGGCCGGGCCGCCGCTCGACTTCAACGGGGGCACCCCCGTTGGGGCCGATGGCGGCCTTGCTGCAGCCGCAGGGGCTGCCCCTGACGTGCTGCTTGCGGCCATCGGCTACCTCAACGATGGGTCCATCACCGACAGCGACAACCCGCTGGTGCCTCAGGGTGGCCCGATCAGCAATGAGCAGGGCTCGCTACGCATCAGCCATGACCTCCCGGTCTACTGGTACGCCGGCCTGCCGCTGACGGCCGGGGGGTTCCTCTCGATCAGCGACGGCATCGTCCCGCCCGTGATCGGCCCGGGAGCTTACGACCAGGGCTTCAACAACGCCTACGACAACGGGAGCCCCTGATGGCACGCAAGACAATGCTCGCCCTCCTCGCCGAGGCCGATGCGAACCTGCCCGACAACGCCACGCACCTGATCACGGCCGCTGCCGTGCGCTCGCTCATCAAGGACGTGATCGACTCGTTCGCCCCAGGCTACGGCATCGTGTCCAACGCGAACCTGACGCTGGCGGCGCTGACCGCCACGCCCCGCGTCATCCCCTACGTCACCACCCTGGCGCAGACACCCGAGTACACCATCGGCCTCGGGGCCGGGACGGTCACCCGGCTCGCCCAGGGCCTGCCGACGACAGTCAACCGCATCAGCTTCTACGCCGACATGGAGGCTGCTGCAGGCAACGAGGTCGCCTTCGCCGTCACCCGCAATGGCGTGCCGATCCCGGGGGGCGTCACGGTCAGCGGCCAGGGTGCGACCAACTTCGTCGGTGTCGCACTCAGCATCGGCACGACCAGCCCCGATGGGGCCAACTACGCCTACGCAGTGACCGCTTCCCGGGTAACCGGCGGCGGCACGCTTAACCTCATCCTCGCCAACGCCCGGCTCATCGTGGAGTCGGTCCCGACTCTCGGCATTTAAACGCTCAGGCTTCAGTGGGATGGGCCAGCCTAGATTCCCAAACATCCCGCGCACAAGGAGAACCCTCATGGCCCTCGATGCACAGCAGGTTGAAGCCCTGCAGAACAGCCAACCCCCGACCGACTGGTCGAAGTTCGACCAGACCGTCAGTGTCGACGCCCGCCAGTTCGGCAGCGCTCCTGGCGGCCTGCCCCCAGGCATGGGCCCGGGGCACGACGACAAGCTCCACGTCCACTTCTACATGAAGCCCCGCATCGACATCGAGGAGTCGACCAAGGCCAACCGGCCGATCTACAAGGACGTGGCCTTCGTCACCGTGATGATCCCCGGCGACAAGAACAACATCGTCACGGCCGAGGTCTGGGACCTCCACCGCAGGCGCTGGCCGCAGCACTGGGCGCAGTTCCTGGCTGGCGTCAAGGATCAGGTGGTCGGCACGCCGCTGAAGGTCGCACCGTTCCTGACCGAGGCGCACATCGAGGAGCTTGCCTACTTCAAGATTCGCACCATCGAGCAGTTGGCGAACCTCTCCGACACCAACATGACCTTCATGGGTGCGCGCGAGATGTCCGACGCGGCGAAGAAGTACCTGCTGACGGTCAACGGCAACGAGGCGCTGCTGGAGCGCATCAAGGCGCTGGAGGCCCAGCTTGCCCAGCCCCATGTGGCCCAGGGCGACCATGTGCTGCCGTCCGATCAGCAGCGTCAGGTCGACGAGCATCGCGGCGGCAAGTCAGTGGTGAAGAATTTCGGCAAGTAAGCCTGGGGATACAGCATGGCGACCAGCTACTCGATGACCAACTTCAGCACCTTGCAGGTGCTGATGCAGCAGGTCTGCGCCATGCTCAACCTGCCGGTGCCAACGGACCCGGCAGGCTCCAGCGACCCCAACCTCGTGCTGATGAAGACGGTGGCGAACCTCGCCAGCCTGGAGATGCTCAATGCCTACGAGTGGTCGCAACTGACCAAGGAAGGCGTGATCAACGTCAACACCGTGGTGCCCCCGGTGCCGGGTGAATCCAGCGAGATTCCCTTCGACCTCCCGGGCGATTTCTACCGCTTCATCGACCAGACCCAGTGGAATGCAGGCATGCGCTTCCCTGCGGTCGGCCCGGTGTCGCCGCAAGGCTGGATGACGTATCGCGTCTTCCCGATCAGCGCCAACTTCACGCTGACGTGGCAGGTGCGCCAGCGCCAGTTGTGGTTCCTGAATCCTCCGGCTCCTCCTGGGCAGGACTTCAAGTTCATGTACCTGTCCCAGGCCCTGGTGCAGGACGCGGACAACCCTGACCTCTACAAGAACGTCGCCACCAAGGCCGGCGACACGTTCCAGCTTGACGGCATCCTCATGGCGCTTTGCACCCGGATGAAGTGGCTGGAAGCCCGGGGCTTCGACTCATCCGCTGCCGTGCGCGATTTCCTGCTCGCCTTCGACAGCCGCATCGGTGCCGAGAAGGGAGCCAACATCCTGAACATGGCCGGCGGCCGTCACGACTACCCGTACATCGGCATCGGCAACCTGCCCGAGGCTTCGCTGTACGGCATGCGGCAGAACTAATTCCCCGTAACGAAATGGCAACGCTTCCTCCAGGCTGGGTGATCACTCCTCAGGTCGAAATCGTCCCCAATCCCAACGTGGGGACGCCGGCCGCAGGGGCCTATTTCTCCCGGCAGACCTACATCTGCACCGACGAGCATGGGCAGTACGTCTGTGCGTCCGGGGCCCAGGAGGACTGTGAGACTCAGGCTCAGTCGATGGCCCAGTGTCGCACGCAGCAGCAGCCCTACTACAACGCCCTGCCATGAGCCTGCAACCCTACCAGGGCCCACGTCGCACGACTCCCAGGCGGTCGAGCGCCACGCAGAACCATCAGGCGTACCCGTTCGGTGCGCCCCTGGGCGGCCTGGACGTGACCCAGCCGCTGCCGGGCGGCAACCCCAACACGGCGATCCGCCTGGAGAACCTCATCCCCCGCACGCTGGGCTGCCAGATGCGCCGGGGCTACATCCGCTGGCTGAGTCACCTCTCGGGCGAGGTGCGGAGCCAGATGAAGTACCAGTCGCCCACCGGCAACAACCAGCTTCTGGCCGCCACGGCCGCAGGCGATGTCTACAACGTCACCACCACGCATCCGTCGAGCTTCGTCCCGACCCCGGTGCTGGCGGTGCCCACGGGTGCGCCCATCGGCGAGTGGACCTCGCTCAACTTCACGACCAATGTCGGCACGCATGTGCTGCTGATGGTGAATCCTGGGTCTGGCTACTGGATTTACGATGGCACGACGTTTACACAGATAACGCTCGGTGCCGGGGCCAACCAGATTCTGGGCGTCAACCCCAACTTCTTCAGCTTCGTCACGGTCTACAAGAACCGGGTCTGGTTCATCGAGAAGGACACCACCAGGGCGTGGTACCTGCCCTTCGGCCAGTACGCCGGCACGGCGACCGCCTTCGACTTCGGCTCGATGCTGCCCAACGGTGGCTCGCTCCAGGCGCTCATCAACTGGACCTATGACGGGTCGAGCGGCGTTGGCGTCAACAACCAGCTTGTCATCGTTGCCAACCAGGGCGACGTGCTGGTCTACGGTGGCGACGACCCGGCCTCGGCCAGCACGTTCCAAGTGGTCGGCCGCTGGTTCATCGGCCGCGTCCCGGTCGGCAATCGGTTCTTCTCCAACTACCAGCAGGATGTAGCCCTGCTCTCCGAGCGTGGCATGTGCTTCATGTCGGAGCTTATGCGCGGCGACGGCCAGTGGGAGAACCCGAAGATCGCGTCGAACATCAACAGCGCCCTGGCGGTCGAGATCGCAAACTCGCTCGACACCCGCTACTGGGAAATCTGCTTCCTGCCGCACGAGCAGTTGCTGATGATCAACCGGGCCGAGGTCGACATCGAGAACCTGCAGTGGGTCTACGAGGTCAACAACAAGGCATTCGCCATCCTGCGCGGCTACCCGATCCTGACGGTGATCAGCTTCAACGGCAAGACCTTTGCCGGCGACCTCTCGGGCAACATCTGGCAGATGTTTGAGGGCGGCACCGATGGACAGGTCGATGCCATCTCGGGTGCCGACCTTGAGGGCATCGTCGTCACCACATTCCAGCCCCTGGGCGAGGCAGTCCGGGTCAAGCGGTTCCAGATGGTCCGGCCGAGCTTCATCTCCGATTCAGCCCCAGGCATCCAGGCGGCGCTGAACAGCGAGTGGAACCTTGAGATCGTCGGCAGCGCCCCGGCCTACCTGGGGGCCGGCTCGGGAGCCTGGGACGTGGGCCTGTGGGACGTGGCCGTCTGGTCCGGCTCGGGCCAGAGCTACGAGGCCTGGACCGGGGCCACCGGCACCGGCCGCTACGCCGCCCTGGCGATGAAGGTCCGCGCCTCGGCCGACACGCTGTTCGTCGGCTGGCAGGCGCTTGTGGAGCCTGGGGGTGTACTGTGAGCATCGCCACCCAGCCGCAGAACGCCCTGGTGTACTGGCTATGCAGCCGGATCGGCCTCGTGCCCTCGGCGAACATCCGCTGCATCGGCTCGATCTCCGACCGCGATCCGAGTGTCCTCAGGGGCGTGGTGGGCTACGACAGCTACAACGAGGCATCCTGCGTGATGCACATGGCCGGCGATCCCGGCTGGCTCGACAAGCGGCTGCTGCACGCGGCGTTCGACTATCCGTTCAACGTCATGGGCTGCAATCAGGTCCTGGCCTTCGTCCCGAGCGACAATCTCGTCGCGCTCGACATCAATCGTCGCCTGGGCTTTTCGCTCGTGGTCGAGCTTGACGGGGCACACCCCGATGGCTCGTTGTTCCTGCTGCGGATGCGCCGCGAGGAATGCAAGTGGCTCGCGCCACGGAGGACCCACTGATGGGCAAGAAGTCAGGACCCCCGCCGCCGCCCGACTACTCGGCGATGGCCGAGAAGACTGCGGCTTCAAGTCAGGAAGCGCAGACCCGTGCCGACTGGGCCAACCGGCCGGACCAGATCACTCCCTTCGGGACGCAGAAGTGGGACTCGTCGTCGATGATCGACCCGGCGACCGGGAAGACCGTCACCAAGTGGACGCAGAACACCACGCTCGACCCGCAGATGCAGGCTGCGCTCGACTCGCAGCAGGCGGTCGACCTCGGCAAGAGCCAGCTTGCCCAGGCCCAGATCGGCCGTGCCGGCGAGGCGATGGCGAACCCGTTCGACTGGAACAACCTCGCCGCCAAGGGCCAGAGTGTCCAGGCCGGGGCCCTCGATCCCAGCCAGTTTCAGACCCAGGGTGCAGGCCAGGGCATCCTGGGTGGCATCCAGGGTGCCGGCCAGGGCATCCCCACGGCCAACAACCAGACGTTCAACCAAGTCCTGCAGGCGAACCTGCAGCGCATGGCCCCGCAGAACGCCCAGGCGCAGTCGGCCCTGGAGGGCAAGCTCCAGAACATGGGGCTCACCCGGGGCAGTGAAGCCTGGAACCGCGAGTCGCAGAACCTCGCTGATCAGCAGTCGCGCCAGTCATACGACGCGATGAACGCGGCCTCGGGCATGCAGGCCAACGAATTCAACATGGCCCTGCAGGGCCAGCAGGCCGGCTTCAACCAGAACCTGCAGGCCGGGCAATTCCAGAACGCGGCACAAGCCCAGGGCTTCGGTCAGGGGCTGGCGGCCAACCAGCAGAATTTCGGGATGATGTCGGGCGCGGGCCAGCAGAATTTCCAGCAGGCCCTGCAGGCCAGCCAGTACCAGAACACGCTGCGCCAGCAGGACATCGCCGAGCAGACGCAGCAGCGGCAGATGCCGCTCAACGAGATGAACGCCCTGCTCACTGGAGCCCAGGTGTCCATGCCCAACATGCCCAACTTCAACCCCTCGACGAGCGCAGGCGGGGCCAACTACTCCCAGGCAGCGCAGAACCAGTACAGCGCCGGCATGGACGCCTACAACGCGAAGCAGCAGGCCAACCAAAGCCTCATGTCCGGTATCGGCTCGGTGGCCGGCATCGCGGCGATGGCGATTTAACAGGAGATCGAGATGGACCCGCAGAACGAGCAGATGCTCCTCAACTACATGATGCAGCAGGGCGGCAACAACGCTGCTGACCAAAGCATCGCACGCAAACAGGCACTCGTAAACCAACTGCGCCAAACATCGCAGATGCCCGACATGATCCAGGGCGGCGGCGCTCGCACGGTGCGCGCAGCCAGCCCCCTGTCGGCCATCGGCAACATCGCCGGCAACGTGATGGCGGGC